GCCGCCGCCTGCGCCCGCGCCCCGGGTCTCGCTCGTTGCCTCTGCGCTCATCGTCTCACCCCCTGTTGGGGCGAAAGATGTTTCGCCCCTTGCTTCAAAGCCGCGGCCCACGCCCGCCGTGGGGTCCGCGCCGGCGCTCACCGTCGAGACCTCGTAGGGCTCCCAGTCGATCACGCGATACACGTCCTCGGAGCCGTCGTCGCTGGTCTGCTCGAGGCGCGCCAGGTGGGTCATATAGCCGATGCTGATATTGCGGCGGATGCCGTCGCGCACGTCCTGCCAGATTTCCTCGGCCCGGGCCGAGCGCGAGAAGCGCAGCCAGGCCCGCAGCACCCGATCCGGCCCGATCTCCCATTCCTCGACCACGCCCAGCTGCTCGCGCATCGCGTGCTGGTTCAGCACCGGCATGCCGAGATCGAGGCGCTGGCTGCGCACCGCGCCCGGCCCGTGATCCAGAATCTCAGTTCCGTACCAGCGCTTGACGGGCGTCTCGCTACTCGCCGCGACGCGCACCGCGCGCCGCTCCTCGTCGATGGCGGCAGGATCAACCGGCGCCAGGCGATACTGCAGCAGCGACCGCGCGGAGGGCCACGGCGTGCCCGGCGGCAGATCCCGCCCCTGCACCGCGAAGGGCACGGCCCCCCGCCCCGGCGGCCCCGGCGGCGCTGCCATCGAGGCCGGCGCCGGCGCCGGTAGGGGCGCCGCCGGCCGCGCCGTCGCCATCGTCGTGAGCTCGTCCATCGTCGCCCCCTTGTTGAGTCTTTTCGTCCTGCGCCTGCTCGCCCTCGCCCTCGCCCTCGCCCTCGCCCTCGCCGTCGCCCGAAGGCTCGGTGGAAGGTCCCAGGCCCGCGGCCCGCAGCGCCGCCTCCTCCTCGGCCAGCTCCTCCAGCACCTCGGCCCAATCCTCGCCACGCTCGCGACAGATGCGCTGGCGCGAGGTGGTGCGAGAGGCCAAAGCGGCGGCGTTGGCCGTGGCCTCATCCCGGGGCGAGACCCAGGCCCAGCCGCGGGCCCGGAAGCGGGCGGGCGCCAGGCGCGCGTAGTCGCGGATCGAGTACGGGAGCGCTCCGGCGGTGAGTGCCATCTCCAGCCAATCGCGCTGGATGGGGAGGAGGAATGAGGAGGCCACCCAGCGCTGGCATTGGCGCCAGCTGTCGCGATCGTCCAGCTCGCCGGAGCGCAAGCTTGAGAAATTCACCCCCTCGAGATCCGAGCCGAGGCGGTTGTAGCTAACGCCGAAGCCCGCGGCGACGCCGCGCAGGCCGGACTTGAGAAAATCGGAGAAGCTCGAGGCCGGGTGATTGGTGATCGCCTCGCGGAATTTCACGCCATAGGGCAGCAGGCGATAGACGCCGGCCTCCACCGTCTCGTCGATCTCGGGCTGCTCCGCCGAGGCCGGCGGCTCGTCAAACGCCTCCGGATCCTGCTCATAGAACCCTAAGCGCTTGGCGCCGAGCTCGGCCGCGATCATCTCCGAGGTGCGGTATTCCTTCAGGTGGTAGAGCTCCACCATGGCCGCATGCCCCCAGGGCACGCCGCGGCTCTGCTCGGCGCGCCAGGGAAGCCAGCCGTGCAGGATCTCCTCGGCCGGATAGCGCCGGTAATTGCGCCCGCCGTAGCTGTAACCGAGCGCCGCCCGCGGCCCCTCGAGCAGGTGGTAGGCCCGCGGCGCGCCCCAGGCGTCGAGCTCGACCCCCATGCGGATGCGCGTGCCGTCCGGCAGATCGCGATTCAGCAACAGATCCAGGCGGTCGGCGTCGAGCAGCTGCAGCGCATAGCGAAAGCGATTGCCGCTCCAGCCCCGTAGGCGCCGCACCAGGGCCTCGCCGTCGCGGGCGGCGCCACTCAGGTACAGCTCGAGTAGCTCGGCCAGGGGCCAACGGCCGCCGGCGTCGCAGCCCTCGGCCCACTCGGCCCAGGCCGCCTCGAGCACGGCCGCGGCCTCACTGTCGCGACTGCCGTCCGGGCGGCGCGCCATGCACTGATAACGCGGCCCCTCGGGCCCCAGCACCTGGGTGCGCAGCAGCTGGTAGTAGCGCCGCGCATACGGATTGTTGATCGCCTGCTCGCGCGAGCGGGCCCGCAGCGCGGTGAGATCGGTGTAGATCTCCTCGTCGGCGCTGAGATGGGAGCTGCGCAGGGTCCAGCCGAGGCGCAGGCGGTCATAGCGCGCGGCCTCGAAGGCGCGGCGCTGGCCGCGGGCCAGATACCAGCGGGCGGCGCGGGCGAGGAGGCCTCGCGGCATCAGAGCAGCCCCACCCGCACGATGCGGCCGGTGCCAGGCGCCGCCCGGCCCTCCTCCACCGCCACCTCGTGGCGGTAGCGACTGCGGGCCCGGTAGAGCTCCTCGTGCGAGAGAAACTGCAGGGCCCGGCCCTCGATCGTATAGGAGGCCTGGACGTGCGTGGCGCGGCGCTCCAGCACCGCCTCGATGGCGGCCAACATCCGCCGGGCGTGGCTGCGGGCGTCGGCCAAGGCCTCGGCCAGATCCGGGCGCACGTCGCAGCGGGTGGTGCGAAGCGTCGCCCGGCCCTCGGCGCCCTGGTAGGCGACCACGGCCACCGAGTAGATCCCGGGCAGGTAGGCGGCGGTCGTCTCCGGGGCCAGGCTCACGCGGTGCAGCGCGCCCTCGGCCGTGGACTCGATGTCGAAGCCGAGGCCGTCGGCGTCCACCCGCCGGGCGTGGTATTTGAGCTGCCAGGTCGGCGCGGGATAGTCGCCGGCCGACTCGAGCCAGGTGAGGGAGTCGCCGGCGTGGAATTGCGCCGGGATGGTCCACGGTTCGGGGCTCATGCGTCCAACCTCCGGCCGCGGCCGCGGCGGATGCGAAAGCGCGGCGCGCCGGGCGCGGCCGCGGCCGCGGCGGCGGCCTCCGCCGGCGAGGCCTCGCGCGCCTCGGCCTCGGCGGCCAGCGGCAATTGCGCCCCGGCCTCGGCCTGGGCCCCTAGCGCCAGGGCCCCCTGCAGTAGCGCCCGCTCCTGCTCGGCCCACCAATCCGGCGGGCGCAGATGCAGGCGCATGCGGCGGGCCCCGTGCAGGGCATAGACCTCGCAATCGAGCACCTCATGGCGCACGCCGGCCCGCGGCCGGTATTCGTGGCCGCCGCGCACCGGTGCCGGCACCTCGCCCATCAGCTGCTCGCAGTAATCGGCGCGCACGCCCGCGTACCAATGGACGCGCCCCGCGCCCGAGCCAGCGAGCTTCAGCCGCGAGTAGATCAGGTCCTTGGCCCGATGGGTGCCGACCAGGTAGACGCGCAGCCCATACTTGGCGGCCTTGCTGGGATTGCGCCCCGGATCGGTCGGCGCCGCCGGGCGGGTGTAGATCTCCCGCCGGCCGCGGTCGAACGAGGCGCCCTTGATCGCGACCACGCCCCGCAGGCCGCGCTCCCGGCGCGAGCGCACATAGTGGTAAACGGCGTCCGAGGTGGCCCCATCGCCGGCGTCGATCCCGAGGGCCTGCACGTACACCCGCGGCCCGGCGGCGTGCGGAAAGCCGCCCCAGACGAGGCGGTCTAGATCATCCCAGACGGCGTCGGTGCGGTCCGAGCACGTGCCGTACAGCTCGGCCCACAGCACCAGCCACGATTCCTCGTGCAGGCCCCAGGCGCGCACGATCACGGCCAGGCGATCGTGCTGCACATCCACGCCGCACGTCAGCACCACGCCGCCCGCGGGCACCGTGCCCTCGGCATAGGCCAGGGAGCGCGCGGCCAGATCCTCGGCCTCGGGCAGGCCCGTCGCGATCGCGTAGGGCAGGCCCTCGCTCGAATTCCGGAACACGATCAGGTCCCGATCGTCGCCCTCGTCCTCGGCCTTACGACGCGCGGCGAGATAGCGGCCAGCAAGCAACGCTAATGTCGATCCGGGGAAGGCGGAAAGCAATTCGACCAGATGAAAACCGGCCACGCCATGAAACGGCGCATGGGCCACCCAGTCGCCGCGGCGCACATTAGCGGCTTTTTCCCGATCGTCCCAGGGCCCGTCGCAGTGTGGGCAATGGTAGCGGACGGAATCGGGCAGCACGTCGCCATAAACCGGGTCCGAGCGCCCCTGATCAATATCCCATCGCACCTGGGCCCATTCCAGCGGCGCGCCCTCGCGGCAATGATGGCAGGGCACGTAATGGCGGCGGCGGTCGCTCAATTCATACTCGTAAGCAATCGCCGAGGCGCCCTCCACCGAGGGCGTGCCTCCCATGATGATCTTCGGCCGCGAGAATGTTTTGGTGCGCTCCTCCAGTAGCGCCAGCGAATTGCCCTGGCCCTTTACGTTCGCCTGGCAATCGTCAGGCTCCTCCACGGCCACCACCGGCGCGGGCGTGGATTTCACGGACGAGGGAGAATTGCTAGTCACCAATTTCAGAAAGCCGCCAGGAAAGCGCTTGAATTGCTGGCGATTGTCGGCGGCGCGGGAAATACCGGTGCGCACCAGGCGCCCCAGCGGCTCGCAATGCTCCACCATTGTGGCAAATTTCTCGCTAGCGAATTCCCGCGCGGCCTCCGTTTTAGGGAACATGACCACCATCGGGCAGGGCGCCCGATGAATCCGCCGGCCGATATAGTTCAGCAGGACGCCATCGGTCCAGCCGACCTGCGAGGATTTCATGCAGACCACTTTGCGGACCGCGGGATCATCGATAGCGGCCAGAATCGCGCGCAAATAGGGCGTGCGATCGACGCGAAACTCACCGCCGCTTCCCGCCATCGTGCGCGATAGGCGGCGGAATGTCTCGGCCCATAGCACGGTGGAGATTTGCGCCTCCGGGCGCATGCCGCTGAGAAAGGCGCCGCGATAGACGGCGGCCGAGGCGCTAGCGTCCACCGGCCAGCACCTCTAGCGCCTCGAGCAGGGCGGCCTCAAGCAGGGCCTCGCATTCATCCGCATCCGAGGCCTCGGCCAGGGCCGGCCCCAGGCGGGCGGGCAGCACCAGTAGCGCCTCGCGTAGCTCCCGCCCCAGCGCCATCGCCTCGGCCTCGATCGCGGCCCGATCCACAGAGCGCCCCGCGCGCTCCTGGTAGTCGAGCTCAGCCAGCTTCGCCTGATACGCCTCCCGCATCGTGCGGGCCTGCATGTACGTAGGCCCGCCGCGGCCCTCCGGCGGCGCCGGCGGCGGCCGGCGGACGGGCCGGACCGCGGCCCCGGAGGCCGCCGGATCACGCGCCGCGGCCAGGGCCGCATCGGCCTCCTCGGGATCGATCAGGCCGGCCTCGTCGAGGGCCACGCGGCCCGCCTGCACTAGCTGCGTCACGTAGGCCCGGGACCAGCCGCGGCGGCGCGCATATTGCGCGCGGGTAATTTTTTCAGCCACGGCGGACAGCATCATTTAGCGCCCCGCCCCGGCGCCGGACGAATGGAGCGCGCGGGTCGGTGTCGCACCGCCGCTGCGGGCCTGGACGGCCCCATTGCCTGCTTCGCGCGCCGTATTGATTCGCCGGCCCCGGTACATGCGCGCGCCGCGCTGCGCAATTTCCGCATAGGGCAATATGGGCACGGCGAGACGCGCCCGGGCGGCAGGGTCCAGAAAGTACATATAGCGCAATTGGTAGCCGGCGATCTTCCGAAAACCGGCGGCCACCATTTCGTCGGCGCTAGGATAGCGGCCCTCGAGGAAGGCCGGACACCATTGACCCAAGTAGCCGCGAGTTTTCTGGCCGGCGGTGCGGGCGGTGACCTCATTGATGGAATCCCGGCCGTCCGGCGTGCGCCAGATCGTCCTATTCTTTTCCAATTTCGTGAGATACCAGCCCGTGGCCCGGTAGATTGTCCCATCGCCGCATTGCGTGGCGTCGGCGAAGGAGACCAGCCACTGCAATTGCGGATAGGCCTGGCGCATCATCCGCAGGGCCACGCCCAGGGCGCGGGATTCAGAATTCCGCGGCAAGCGCTCGCTGAATGCCATTCGATTCAGCTCGAGCATTCCATACCAGGGCGTGTCCGATACCAGGCCCAGAACCTTGCGCCGATCCATTGGAGGGCCCCATTGCATTGCGCCCTCCAGGCGCCCGCGCCAAAACACGCCTAGATGCACCTGGCTGTTGTTCACCACGCGGCCGCTATAGTGCAGGCGCCGCACCAGGCGGTTTGCCGCATCGCGCGCAATCGGCGCGACGCGCAATTCCCGCGCGCTAGGCGGCGCGCTGTTCATTCTCGCCCGCGGCCGCCAAGAGGCGATCGACCAGCGCCGCCAGGGCGTTGCCGTTGCGGTTTGTGTTGACGCGCTCTTGCGCCGCCATTTCGGCGGGCGTGACCAATGCCAACGCCTGCCGCAGGCGCTGCAGCTGCGTCTCGTGCAGGGTAAAGGTCACCTGTTGGAAGGGCGCCTTTTCGCCCGCCGCCAGATCGGGCAGCGCCTCCTCGCCTACATCCAGATTCAGCAGCCCGCGCAGGGTATCGGCCTCGAAGCCGATCACGTCCAGATCGAAGCTCAGATCGGCCAGGTCGGCCAGCTCCGCCGCCAGCAGTGCCTCGTCCCAAAAGGCGGCCAGGGGCAGCTGATTATCGGCCAGCACCAAGGCCCGCCTTTGCGCCGGGCTCAGATGGGCCAGCGTCACCACTGGCACGTGTTTGAGCCCAAGCCCCTGCGCCGCGGCCAGGCGCCCGTGGCCCGCGATCACCTCGCCCTCGGCATCGGCCAGGATCGGCACGGTCCAGCCGAATTCGCGGATGCTGCGCGCAATCGCCTGGATCTGCTCCGGCGAATGCTGCCGAGCGTTGCGCGCATAGCCGCGCAGATCGCCGATCGGGCATGCGCGCACGGCTAGATGCTGCCCCTCCAGTAGCGCCGCCAGCTCGGCATTGGATTCGTCGGCGCCTATCACCGGCGGCGCCCCCGGCGCTGCATCGGCGGCGGCGCCGGCGCCTATTGGCGGACGAATCGGTGCAGATTCTCGTGGGGCGGCTGTTTTGGCGCTCATGCGTCGCGTAAGCTGTTGTTTAGTAGTAAGTTAAGCCGTTCCGGGAGGCGCGAAACTGCAT